ACTTTCGATGAAAGCGTTCATTTCTTCTTCTGTAAATTCATCATAAACATTTTTATCATCATAAACAAATTCGATAAAATTGCTCAAAACATCTAAAATATTTTTAGTATTCAAATTCTGATAACTATCAGTATCTCCGAGTGTCGGATATTTCATCTTGACACCATAAGTATCATCAATCATGATTTTATCCGTATGTTCTTTTGGAAATGTAACTTTGATGGAATCTAGGTCAACAATAACTCTATTCTCCACTTTCGGTTCTTCACAATCATGAAGAAAGGTCAAGTCGAGAGAGTTACCTACACTTTTACTTCGAAGCATAAGAAAGATATATTCAAAATCGAAGAAACTAAGTTTGTCAATGTCTACATCCGAAAGAATACAATTTTTCATTACATTTTTTATAGCTTTTGTAATGTCTTCTGATTCGCCTGCTTCCATTGCAGTGAGTAGAATTTTTTCTTCTTTTACAAGAAATGGTCTGAAATTTATTTTTTGTTTTGTTGATGGAATTTGGATAGTATATTCAGGTGTTACAAGACTTGGAAGTGTCAATTTATTTTCCTTTCAAATTATATCGAATCAGGCAAATTCAATTCAGGTGGTCTATTTTTATTTCTGTTTAGATAGCTATCGACTTGATAATATCTATATGCGAAAGTTCCAGTAACTTTATGTATATCAGCGGAAGCCCAACTCGCTTCCAAAGAGCTAACATTTGTTGGATATGCTTCTAATAATTTCATTTTATATGTAGGTCTATTTGTTTCATCATATTGTTGAATTTCGATGGTCCCTTTATAATCATCATAATAGCCAACATTATAATTTGATGAAGTTATTTTATTATCTACTCTGAAATTTCCGACAATCAAATCCATCCATTTCTCTAAAATTTCTTTTTCAGTCAAATCTCTATCACAAATGAAAGTTATATTGTAATTTTCGTACATTTCATTATATCCAATTTTTCGAATGGGACCTAAAGTTCCTCGATGATCATCAATCGTTGTTATACTTTTGCCAGGGAAAGAAGCGGATTCAGCCCTAAAAGTGAGTTCGGGAACAATAAATCCGATTGCGGTTGGAAGAGTTATAACAACATCAAATTGATTCTGTTTTGCGAAACCTTTACGGGAAAGAGCCGCAATAAAATTTTGTATGGTAGATGGCATTTTTTTCTTGACTTGCTCTTGACAAAGTGTTATATTCTGTATGTAGAGTTGATAGTAACAATACTATTTAGTTCTCTTGTCGTTCTAAATGTTTCTTTTCTAGAATTTCTGCTAATTCTCTTACGTTCTGTGTAGATACAGGGTATCCTCTCTCTATCAACATTGCTGCGTGACTCATAAAATCATTCTTCTCAAATTTAACTTTAGACTTGTTATAAAACTTATTACCCATTAAACTTTCTCCATACTCTCTTTCCATACAGTATTTATTGAAGCTTTCATGAATTTCTGTACTTGTAACCATATCGCCACATCCCATTCTGCTGGTGATATCTCAATAAATCTTGAACGAACATGGCTGACTAAATATTGTTTCACGCAAGGCTTGAAGAGTTTGAACTTCGAAGCACTCTTTAGAATATCATAAGAAATCTTCAATTTAGTAGTTTCGTCATACTTTCTATTATTCTTTAATGAGTATAGGGCATCCATCAATTGCGCTCTTTGTCGAAGAGGTAAATAATGAACGTTGATTCCATAAAATCCACCTTTAGCTTCACCAATCATAAAAATGAGTGGAAATTTGTCGTAGTATGGCAGGGTTGCTTTATGTTTTGGATCATAACCGAAAAGATACATTTTACCGACTTCAACGGAACTTCGTTGTTTATCAGTCTCTTTCTGTAAAATTTGTTGTGCGGTTACGCTAACATTTTTAGCACGATTGCGATACCAATCCCTAGCTGCACGGCTCCTTGCAGGTACCTGCCCCTTTCGAATGCCTTGCGCTAATATCTGGTCGAATGTAAATGATGCCATTTTTCTCTTGACTAAAAATCAATTATCGTTTATTATCTATTATCTATTTAGACATTGAGAGGGAATACGAAAATGCGCGATGATCTTATTGTTGGTGGAATTTATCTGTCAAATTTCGAGTCCCATCCTAATAATGTTCTTCGAATTACTAAAATTGAAGACGTTTCTAGTCGGTTTGGAAAGCCTAATCGTATTGTCCATTACGAGCGATATGCTTACACGAATGGCGAATGGAAATGGTATGAAAATACCTGTTCGTGGGAAATTAGCCTTGGTTATAACATCTTCGGCGATACTGTTCCAGAAAAATATATTTCCGAACTTCCTATAAATTTCTCTAGTGAGTAAATTATATTATCATGAAATCAGTAAAAAAACAGGTCAGGGATCATGTCATGAATCAGGTCGAGGATCATGTCATGAATCAGGTCGAGTATCAGGTCAGGTGGCAGGTCAGGCGTCAGGTCAGTATTCCGGTCTGGTATCAGGTCAGGGCTCAGATCAGGGATCAGGTCTGGAATCAGGTCATGGATCAGATCGTGAAAGAACTCCGATGAAATAAGTAAAAAAACAGGTCAGGGATCAGTTCTGGAATCAGATCAGTGCTCAGGTCAGGGCTCAGGTCGAGTATCAGGTCTGGGATCAGGTCTGGTATCAGGTCTGGAATCAGGTCATGGATCAGATCGTAAAAGAACTCCGATGAAATCAGTAAAAAAACAGGTCAGGGATCAGAGCTATTGGCAGGTCAGGGTTCAGGTCAGGGATCAGGTCAGTGCTCAGGTCTATTTTCAGGTCAGTGATCAGGTCTATTTGCAGGTCTGGGATCAGGTCTATTTGCAGGTCAGGGTTCAGGTCAAGGATCAGGTCATGGATCAGATCGTGAAAGAACTCCGATGAAATCAGTAAAAAAACAGGTCTGGGATCAGGTCGATCATCAGGTCGATCATCAGGTCTGGGTTCAGGTCAGGGATCAGGTCTGGGCTCAGGTCTGGGCTCAGGTCAGGGCTCAGGTCTGGTATCAGGTCAGGGCTCAGGTCTATTTGCAGGTCTGGGATCAGGTCAGTGCTCAGGTCAGTGCTCAGGTCTGGGATCAGGTCTGGAATCAGGTCTATTTGCAGGTTAGGGATCAGGTCTATTTGCAGGTTAGGGATCAGGTCAGGGAGCAAACTAGATGAAACAGGTCGATGATCAGGTCAGGGATCAGTTCTGGAATCAGGTCAGGGCTCAGGTCTGGTATCAGGTCAGGGCTCAGGTCAGGGATCAGGTCTGGAATCAGGTCAGTGCTCAGGTCGAGGATCAGGTCTGGTATCAGGTCAGGGCTCAGGTCAGGGATCAGGTCGAGGATCAGGTCTGGGATCAGGTCAAGAAAGAACTCCGATGAAATCAGTAAAAAAACAGGTCAGGGATCAAGTCGAGAAGCAGGTCAGTGCTCAGTTCTGGAATCAGGTCAGGTGGCAGGTCAGGTGGCAGGTCAGGGTTCAGGTCGAGGATCAGGTCGAGGATCAGGTCATGGATCAGGTCAGGGCTCAGGTCGAGGATCAGGTCATGGATCAGGTCAAGAAAGAACTCCAATGAAATCAGTAAAAAAACAGGTCAGTGCTCAGGTCAGTGCTCAGGTCAGGTGGCAGGTCGAGGATCAGGTCAGGGCTCAGGTCAGTGCTCAGGTCTATTGGCAGGTCAGTGATCGGGTCAGTATTCCGGTCTGGTATCAGGTCAGGGCTCAGATCTGGAATCAGGTCTGGAATCAGGTCAAGAAAGAACTCCAATGAAATCAGTAAAAAAACAGGTCAGTGCTCAGGTCAGTGCTCAGGTCAGGTGGCAGGTCGAGGATCAGGTCAGTGCTCAGGTCTATTGGCAGGTCTGGAATCAGGTCAGGGCTCAGGTCAGTGCTCAGGTCAGTGCTCAGGTCAGGGCTCAGGTCTGGGTTCAGGTCTATTGGCAGGTCAAGAAAGAACTCCGATGAAATCAGTAAAAAAACACTTGACAAATTGTTTTTTTAAGTGTATGGTTAATAACAATGCGAAACCAAAGAGGAACTTTTATCATGATTAAGAGTATTAATAAGAAACAAGAATCGAAATTAGAATTATATCGAATTAAGTGGACCGATATTGGTCTTTCAACTTCGCCTATCAATCGGGAGAGAGCGATAAATGCTGTAAATCTTATGTACGAAATTGGAGATATTTCGCCGCCTAAAAATATTCTTTTTGCCAAGAGTCCCATTGATTGTCTAAAAGTTATTAACGATTTTGCACATTCGATTGGCGAAGAACCAATTAGTTACGATGAACTATATGAAAGTTTTGTTTTCGGTTCAAATGAAGCATCTTCTATCGCGTTTTACGAATACATGGAAGAAGTGTTAGGGGTTAAAAATCTCGAAAAGATTAAGGGACTTAAAGAAGTTGTTAAAGAATGTGGATGGGTAGCATGTTTTGATGAAGTCGCTGTTATTTGCGAAAAACCTTTATATATTCGCATGAATGAGAATGAGGTTCTTCACTGTGAAGATGGACCATCAATTCGATTTTCAGATGGATTTGAAGTCTATTCTTGGAATGGTGTCAAAGTTCCTAAGAAATTCATTATGAAAGAAATTACAGCAGCAGAAGCATTAAAAGAGGAAAATCTCGAACTTCGTCGCTGCGCATGTGAAATTCTTGGATGGGAAACAATTCTTCAAGAACTAAATCCTAAAGTCATCAATAAAGATGATGATCCTGAAATCGGCGAATTAGTCGAAGTTGAAATTCCAGATATTGGTCGTGAGAAATATCTTCGTGTCCAATGTGGAACAGGGCGAATGTTTGCTATTCCTGTTCCTCCAAATATGAAGACTGCCTTACAAGCTAACGCATGGACCTATGGTCTAGAAGAATTTGAATATAAACCTGAAATTCGTACATAAATAATATAAATCAACAGTGAAAGGAATAGAAATATGAAGACGTTTACTAACATGGCAGCACAAGGAGATTTCGTTATCATCCGAGTGGCGGATCTGCCTAAGAATGAAAACTTTGTTGAAATTGCTCCAGATTCCTCTGGCAAAATCGTGATTGCACACTCTGAGACTGGCCACAATCATGTTATCGAAAGAAAAAATGTCACCGTATATCGTGACTCAAAAACTTCCGATAGAGACCTATACGAACTTTTCATGATTGTTAAAGAACCAAGTGAAATTCAACACCTACGATCTTATGATACACACGAAACCCTATTAGTACCACCAGGCACATATAAAATTCGCCGCCAGCGCGAATACACCGCAGAGGGCTTCCGCCGCGCGGCTGACTAAATTCCAAAAAGAGCCTCCAAAGGCTCTTTTTTCTATTGACAAAAAACTCCATGAGTTATAATGTCTATAGTGAGTGAAAAATGATTCTAAGGAGTGAAAAATGATTAGAGAAAAGAGTATTAGTAAAGAAATTGTTATCGATCTAACCGGGCCCGACGGCAATGCATTTGCTCTAATGGGCAATGCTAATCGACTAGCTAAGATGCTAGGATATAGCGATGAGAAAAAAGATAAGCTATTGGAAGATATGCAGTCAGGCGACTACGAGAATCTGGTTCAGGTCTTCGATGATCATTTTGGCAGTTTCGTTGTTCTAGAACGATAATTCTCTTGAAGATGTTTCTGATTTATAATGAAAATGAAATGCGAACGGGCGGTGGATTTAATCCTAACGATTTTGACCCGAATGCCTGTATCCGAAAACACTTTGAAAATGAAGCATATCTAAAATTTATTCTAGGCGCTTCCGATGATTTTAACGAACGGCAGCAAGCGCGAAAAGAACTAGATATTTGCGAACGAAAACAAAATTATTGGAAAAAGCATCCGCAGTATGATCCAACAATTGCGGCGAGTGATATTAAAGAAATTAGAAGGAAGTGGAATGTATAAGCTCTATATCTTTATGAGAAGTGATCTAGATTCATTGAATGCTGGTAAGGGAATGGCACAGGCGGCTCACGCTGCGAATCAGTTTTGGGCAAACTGTACAAAAACCCGCGCCATGCAAGAATGGGCAAAAGATGGAGGAACTTTCGGCACCACCATCGTTCTAGACGCCGCCGAATATAGCGGGCAACTTCATATGCTAGCGCCCAAACTGGGTATTCAAAGTTCTTTGTCGTATATATCGGACTGTTTCGGCGTCGTTCATGATCCTACTTATCCAGTTCAAGATGGAAATGTTCTTCATTTTGTCCCACTAAATACATGCGCTTTTTTCTTCGATTACGATACAAACGCCGAGGCACGTGATTTTCTAGAAAAGTTTGAGCTTTATCCGTGATGAAAAATCTATCAGAAATGCATAAAAAGGCCGACGCGCGCGGTTGGATACCTCCAGAGGGGACTCAGCCCTATATCGTTTGCGCGGCTAATCGTGCTAGAGGCATCATTTTTTGCGGCTCAAGACATTTTTCAAACGCTATGACTAGTCAAATGAAAGCTGTCGGACTATCTCAAAAAGAAATGGCAAGGGCTGAACAAGGCTTCATCGATCAATTCGATAGATTTTGGTCGCGCGAAGAGGCACTAGCTATCATGAAACAAACCGGCCAGCACATTCGATACGAAGATGAATGGGGCATGACCGAACTATTTTCTGAAAATTTATATTGACAAATAATTCGGATCGCGCTATATTATCTATAGACAGTGAGAGAGGAGAGGTTGTTATGACGACTTTTAATTTTAACGACGGTAATGGACCCGTTCCCGCACACCAGCACGCTAATGGCGGTGGTTGGGTTGCTGACACCGCTACTGTAGCCGATACCGCTATGGTGTCCGGTAACGCTCGTGTGTACGGTAACGCTACTGTAGCCGATACCGCTATGGTGGGCGGTAAAGCTCGTGTGTACGGTGACGCTATGGTGTCCGGTAAAGCTATGGTGTCCGATACCGCTATGGTGTACGGTAACGCTGAGGTGTACGGTAACGCTAAGGTGTCCGAGAAAGCTCATGTGTACGGTGACGCTATGGTGTACGGCAACGCTGAGGTGTACGGTAACGCTATGGTGTCCGGCAACGCTGAGGTGTTCGGTAAAGCTATGGTGTTCGGTAACGCTTGTGTGTTCGGTACCGCTTTGGTGTGCGATAACGCTAAGGTGTCCGGTGACGCTATGGTGTACGATTACGCTATGGTGTTCGGTAACGCTATTGTGTCCGGTGACGCTAAGGTGTGCGATAACGCTAAGGTGTATGGTAACGCTTGGGTGTCCGATGACGCTCATACGTATGATGATAAAGCGGCAGCAAATAGTCTAACAGATTCAAATATATTTGTCAAAGTTGTAACTGAGGAGTATATTTATTATTTTCAGCCCTCAAACGCATTTGTCGGTTCGTCTACAAAAATGATGGCTAATGCGAGTATCGTTATTAGTCGAAAAACTAATAAGCTGGTGAAATGTCGTTATTCTCTTGAAGACCTTATTGATGAAAAATTCAATCTAAAATAATTTTCACAAAATCCAATTCAAGTATAGCGTTTTCGGGAGAGAGGTTGAACCACTCTCCTTTTTTTCTTATGTGTCTTAGAGTTTCGTGGAGTTTCTTTTCGGCGTTTCGCATTTCTTTTTCACTATCAAATTCGATGTAATGATGAATAACTATCTTTTCTGGATGGCTTGTTTGAATAGTTCTCAATCTGTTTTGTAGATTATTTGTAAATCCTATTTTGACAGTAGAAGAATTCTCAGGGCCCATTGCATAAACATAATATGTCATGGTTTTATTCCTAGATCATTTTCTGTAATGACTGTAAACTCCCATAATCTATCGTCGCAATATTCTTTAGCCGCTTTCCATTTCGCTTGATTTACGGCATATGTATATACTTCATTTATATACTTTTTAGTTTTACGTTTCTGTATTTTAGGTCCATCAACTTGATATTGAGGTTTTATTTCAATGAGTAAAGTTTTGCTAGTACTGTCAGACTTTTTTATTTTCGTTAGAAAGTCCGGATAATATCTTCTAACTTTACCTGTAACTGGGTCTCTATAGGGAATAATGATTTCTTCTGAGGACCACCAAATAACGCTTGGATGATCGTCCAAGTATTTTTGTACTCTTAGTTCCCATGATGATCTATAAATAACATTCGATGGATCACCACGATATTTTGAAGGATTTTTAAGTTGATAGCGACCTTGAATATATGCCATATAAATAACTAGAAGAACTTTTACACTCAAGGTATTTATATGACCGACGAATCAATTAGTAATCAAGACATACAAGAAGCTAGACTCCCAAGTTTAGCGAATAAAGCTGGTGTCGATTTTTTGAATGGAGTTACTTCTAAAGGTGCTAAAAGAGGTGAAGGACTCACCCCCGGAAATTTACTTTTTCCTAAGGATTTGCGGGTTGAAGAGAGAATGAAATTTCAAATTTTCAAAGAGTATAAATTTGATCGTACGGAAACTGAATCTGAAGTTCTATCTACCATATATCTGCCAATACCTCAAAATTTGATGACCGCTTATAGAGCAGATTACGAACAAACTGAATTGGGTGTCATAGGGCGCGGCGCGGCTCAAGCTGCTGGAGGCGATTTTGCTGGCGCTTTTAGCGGTGAAAATATTGGTGGTGGTGCTTTGAATCTTTTGGCACAAGCTTTGACCTCTGGTGGTGCAGGTGCTATTGTGGGCAGTGCGATTGGAGGAAAATTCGGTTCTACATTAGCCGGTTTATTAGGTGGCACTGGATTTACACAAGCCGCTAAAGGTGCAATGGTTGGTGCTGGTATAGCTCGAAATCCTCATATG